TGATACCTGGAATAAATGGATTTCTAACAGAAGATTTTGAAATTGAGTTACAACCAAGCAAAACACATAAAATGCAATTAGAAAAACAGTTTATCAATGGATATGCTGATGAACTGGAAGCAATGAAACAAGAAAGTTATAAGATCCTGAACACTGAAAGGTATCAATATATAATTTATTCCTGGAACTATGGAATTGAAACAATTGATCTATTCGGTGAACCAGTCACTTATGTATGCCCGGAACTGGAAAGAAGGATCACAGAAGCATTGACCCAAGATGAAAGAATTATATCAGTTGATGGTTTTTCTTTTGATGTAAGTAAGAAAAGGAAGGTTCAAGTGACTTTCACAGCACACACAATATTTGGTGATATTAATTTGGAAAAGGTGGTGAATATTTAATGTACGAATCAATAACCTATGAAGTTATACTTCAAAGAATGCTTGACAGGGTTTCAAACAACTTAAACAAAAGGGAAGGTTCAATCATATATGATGCACTTGCCCCTGCTGCTATTGAACTTCAATTGATGTATATAGAATTTGACATCATCCTGAAAGAAACTTTTGGTGACACAGCTTCCAGGGAATACCTGATCAGAAGGGCAGCGGAAAGAGGGATAAAACCATATGCTGCAACTTATGCCCTACTGAAAGGTGAATTCACACCTTCAAGCATCAACCTTTCAATTGGTTCAAGGTTCAATTTGAATGATTTGAACTATTATGTGAAAGAAAAAATTTCTGATGGTGTTTACCAGGTTGAATGTGAAGAAGTTGGTGTGAAAGGAAATCAATACTTTGGGGATCTTATTCCAATTGAATATATTGATGGACTGGAAACTGCACAGCTTACTGAACTTCTGATCCCGGGTGAAGATGAAGAAGAAACAGAAGATCTGCGGATCAGATACTTTGCTTCATTCGATACAAAACCATATGGTGGAAATAAAAAGGATTATGTTGAAAAGACAAATGCAATTGCAGGTGTTGGATCAACCAAAGTCACACCAATATGGAATGGGGGTGGAACGGTCAAGTTGACAATCTTGAATTCAAACTTCGACATTGGAAGTTCAACTTTGATTGAAACAGTTCAAAATGAAATTGATCCAACACAAGATGGTCAAGGTCTTGGGGTTGCCCCTATTGGTCATATAGTCACAGTTGACACAGCAGAAGAAATCACAGTGAATGTTTCATCAACAATAACCTTTGATGATGGATATTCCTTTGCGAGTTTGAAAACACAGATTGAATCAGTGATTGAAGCTTATCTTCTTGAACTTAGAAAGGATTGGTCAACCCAAACAAATCTTGTTGTGAGAACAGCACAGATGGACACCAGGATCTTAGGGGTTCAAGGGGTCATTGATATTGCAGATACAAAGATCAATGGTTTGGATTCCAACCTTCTTCTATCTGAATATCAAATTCCAGTGATGGGTGGTGTTACTGCATGATCAGGGATGTAAACTTGATTCAATACCTTCCACTATTTATTCAGGAATATAGGGAAATTCAACAGATCATGGATGCTGAAAACCCTGAATTTCAAATGGCAGCAGATGAAAGTGAAATTATTAAAAATAACCAATTCATTGAAACAAGCAATTTGATTGGAATTGCAAAATTTGAAAGTATATTAAATATTAATACCCTGGCAGATGACACCCTTGAATCAAGAATTTCAAGGGTTCTGACCAGGTGGAATGATGTTGTTCCCTACACTTATACTGCATTTATTCAAAAGATGATAATTTTGTGTAATGGGATCAACTTCACAGTTAATAAAAATTTTAATGAATACAAAATGGAGATCATCACCCACCTTGAACTTCCTGGTCAGGTTGATGAATTACAGTATTTATTTGGGTTCATGATTCCTGGGAACTTAGAAATAACATCCAGTAATGAAATATATTGCAATAGTTTTGGATTTGGAATAATTGCAGCAGGAATGGCATTTTGTGAACTCTTTGAATTATCGGATTCGTTCAAAGCTGAATTCAATATTCAAGGATCTTCAATCATTGGTGGTGGATATATCGGAACAGCACAAGTTACAACTTATTAAAATTTAAAATGAAATCAAATAAACGAAAGGTGGAAAATAAAACATGGCTGAATTTAAGCAGTTAATTATTACAAACAAAGGTCAAGCACTTATGGCAAAGATGCTTGCAGGAACAGGAAATGTTCAGTTTACAAAGATCAATGTTTCAGATACAACATACACTGATGCACAACTTCAAGCACTCACAGCATTATCAGGAGTAAAGCAAACCACTTTGGTCAGCAAGGTAATCAGAACCAATGATGTTGCTGTTCAGATTGAAGGTGCAATCACAAATACTGGTGTTGTGACTGGTTACTACATGAGAGCAATCGGACTTTTTGCCCTTGATCCACAGGATGGTGAAATTCTTTATGCAGTTACCATTGCAAGTGTTGCAGGTTACATGCCCCCATACAATGGGATCACAGTTTCAGGTGCATTCTTCAAACTGGTTACAACTGTTTCAAATGCTTCAAGTGTTTCACTGAATGTTGATCCAGGTGCAGTTGCGACAATCGGAAATATTACAGACTTACAGAATCAAATTTCAGATCTTCAATCATATGTTGGATACACTGATGCTGACATTTTTGGTGTTGAAGTTGACTTTGTAAGTAAGACATTCACAAGGCTTGCAGGTGCAGTCAATAGAACAGCAGGTGCAATGTTTGATAATATCAAGGCATTTGGTGGAAGAAAAAGATGCAATGTCACTGATGATGGAAAGGTTCTTGCTTATTATGGTGATGCAGCATATGTGGAAATAGGAAAACTGGCACAAGCAGTTATTAAAAATGGTGTGACTTATCCAGTAAATCATCCAGTTCAAGTTATGGTTGAACAACCAAGATTTTACTATAAGGTTGTACCATTAAAGCTTGAAAAGATTGAATATAAAGAAGTCAATACAATTGCAGTGACAGCAGTTCCAACAGCAGATGGAAATGTGACAATAAATCTTGATGGTAAAGATTTCACAGTGGCAGTTGCTACAACAGACAACACAACAACATTGGTTGCAACCAAGATCAGAGCAGCAGCATTTGCAGGTTGGACAACTGGTGGATCAGGTGCATCAGTAACATTCACAGCACTTGCAACTGGTGAAAAGGTCACAGCAACATTCAGTGGTGGAACAACAGGTGTGACTGCAACAGTTACAAAGACCCTTTCAGGTAAGGTTGCAAAAGGCTTCCACATGAGAAAAGCAAGATATTATGTTTCTGATGTGAAGAAAACAGGCTTCAAACTTCACCCGGCTTTCATCCATAATGGTAAAGAAAAGAACTTCATATATCTTTCAGCATATGAAGGTTCAGTATATGACAAAACATCACTTGCTTATTTATTAGCTGATGAACAGATTGCAGACTTCACTGCTTCAACTGGTGACATACTTTCATCCATTGCTTATGCAAAACCTGCAAGTGGAGTGACTCAAGACATGACCAGGGCAAAGACAAGGATCATTGCAAACAATCGTGGTGCAGGATGGAATCAGGCTTATGCAGCAACAGTTGCAGCAACACAGCTTCTATTCACAATTGAATATGCTTCCATGAATACACAATCCAAGATTGGAATGGGTGTCATGAAAACTGATGATGGTACAACCAATATGTCTGAACCTACTGGTGCAACAACATTACTTGGTAATTCATCAGGTGCGGTTGCAAATGGATCTGTTTCATATCGTGGTGAAGAAAACTTTTGGATGAATATTTACAAGTTTGTTGATGGTCTGAATATTTATGCATATAACGAAAACAGTTTATATGTTGCAGATCATGGATTTGTTGATAACATCAGTGCTGATCCATACAAAGATTCAGGAATAACCATTTCAAGGGCAAATGGTTATATTTCAGCTTTTGCATACAATGAAGAATTTGATTGGCTATTCTTTGCAAGTGAAACAACAGGTGATACAGCACTTCCAGTTGGTGATTACTTATATCAAGCACATACTTCTGCTTCCTGGTTTATCGCTCTATTGGGCGGTAGTTGGGCTTATTCGTCTACTGGTGGTGGTTTCTGTTGGAGTGTGATTAATTCTTCTTCGTATCGTCATCGGGGTTTCGGCGGTCGCTTGGTGTATGTACCTGATGCAGCATAAACAAATATAATTATTAAATTGAAATAGATCTTGGGCAGTCAAAGGTGTTGATACAACAAAAGAAGCTTAAAAACAAACCATTTTTAGTTAATCACTCAATTAGGCAGTAATTGGAATAATTCGTCTAATAGTGGTAGTTTCTATTGGAATGTGAATAATTCTTCTTCTAATCGTAATCGGAATATCAGCAGTCACTTGATAAATGCATTGAATACAAACAAAATGTGAAACTTTGATTGCCCTGCCCCTTGGCAAAACATAAAAATAAATTTGAACTGTATTGGTAAACTTTGAAATTTATTCAAAGGTTGAAGGTTCGGTTTAATAGTGCATACAAAGGAAGTTCATAAATGAAAAAATACGGACATTTATATGAGAAGATTTGCGACATGGACAACCTAAAACTTGCACATCAAAATGCAAAGAAAGGAAAAGGATGGTATACAGAAGTAAAAATGGTTGATCAAAACCCTGAATATTATTTTGGGTTACTTCGAGAAATGTTGATCAATAAAACATACCAAACTTCAAAATATGAAACTTTTATAAAACACGATAGTGGAAAAGATAGAGAAATATATAAATTACCATACTTCCCTGATAGAATTTGTCAGTGGGCAATATTACAGATCATTGAACCAATCCTGCTGAAAAATCTTACTAATGACACCTATTCAGCAATACCTGGAAAGGGAATTCATCTTTGTTTGAACAGATTAAATGATGCAGTGCAGCATGATGTTCCCGGATCACAGTATTGTTTGAAGTTAGATGGTAAAAAGTATTATCCATCTATCAATCATGATATTTTAAAAACCAAATACAGAAAGCTGTTCAAGGATGCGGATCTTCTTTGGTTGCTTGATGAAATTATTGATTCGACACCTGGGAACAAAGGAATTCCTATTGGAAATTATCTTTCACAGTATAGTGGGAACTATTATTTTTCAGAATTTGACCACTGGATCAAGGAAGTGAAACGTGTGAAGCATTATTTCAGATACATGGATGATATTGTGATCCTGGGAAGCACCAAAGAAGAACTTCATCAACTGAAAAATGAAATTGATCAATATTTCAGAAAGAAATTAAAGTTGAAAATCAAAGAAAACTGGCAAGTGTTCCCCACATATGTTCGTGGGATTGATTTTGTTGGATACAGAACATTCATGAATTACAAACTTCTTAGGAAATCAACCTGCAAGCAATTCAAAAGAAAAATGATTGCTTTAAATAAAAAGCAGATTGAAGGAATAGAAATGACTTATTCTGAATGGTGTTCATTTAATTCATACAAAGGATGGTTGATCCATTGTAATAGTTATAGGTTAAGTAAGAAATATGTTGAACCAATTCAACAGTTTGCAATCAATTATTATCTTAAAAATATTTATATGAAAGGTGGAATGTTCAAATGAAAGATTATGGAAAAGTAAGAAGCACAGTCCAACCCCAACCAATGGTGGTTGATGAAGTAAATGTTTGGATCAATTCAAACATTGTTCCAGTGGAAGAAGTTGTTGGTGAAGAAGCTTTCAATGGTTTTGAGTATGACATGATCCAGTATGAAAAAGATGAATACATCAAGATCATAGCTGAAAAGAACCAAAGCTTGGAAGCACAAGTCACAGACACACAGCTTGCTTTGGTTGAACTATATGAAGGGATGGTGTAAGGAATGGTAAAAGTATATGCTGATCTAATCCGTAAAGGATTAAAGACAATTGATGAAGTTCCTGAAAGGATCAAGGCAGAAGTTCAAGCATTATTGGACAGTGATCCAATTGCTTAGATTTATATTATTTTTTTATAGAAAGGATGTGAAAGATATGGCTGTTATTTACGCAACTTTAATTGTTAAAGGTGTAAAAACCTTTTCAGAAGTTCCTGACAGGATCAAAGATCAAGTCAGACAGGTTTTGATTGACCTGGAATGTGAGTATTTAATTGAAGAATAAACAATCAAAAGATTAAGACATACAAACATACCAATACACAATACAAACCCCTATATGACAGTTATATGACTTGTCAGATAGGGGTTTTATGTGTTCTCACATGAAAGGGGGAATTTATTTTTATGACAATTGAAGTGGCAGTTTTAATTTCAGGAATTTCACTTGCCTTTGCCATCTTTTCAGGTATATCCAATTTGAAAAGAAATCAAAAGGCAGATGATAAAAATGAAGCTTCACAGTTGACAACAGTTATTGTGAAGCTTGAAAACATTGGTAATGGTATTACTGAAATTAAAGCAGAAATGACCAATGTGAAAAATGACTTGAAAGAAACCCGGGAAAGAATTATCAAGGTTGAAGAATCAGCAAAACAAGCACACAAAAGGCTTGATACCTTTGAGAGTTACAAAAGACATGGTGAAGCTAATGAAGAATAAAAATAATAGATTTTCAAAAGTAATCGTGGCAACAGTGATCCTCTTAAATATGCTTTTTACTGTTGCTGTTCTCTATGTATTTTTAAAGGTTGGTAGTGAACCAATGACTTTGATTGGTTGTTGGTTTGGGTTCACAACTGGTGAATTGTGGATGCTTTCAAGCATTAAAAAAAGTAAAGTAAATAAAAAAGATGAAGGGAAAGGTGAAATAAATGAACAAAATTAATTGGAAACAGAAATTGACAAGCAGGAAGTTTTGGGCAGCATTGATTGGTTTTATTACTGCAATGATGGTTGCTTTTGGTGTTAATAATCTGACCATTGAACAGGTTGTGGCAATGATCACAGCAGCATCCACGCTGATTGCTTACATAATCGGTGAAGGAATGGTTGATGCTGCAAGGATCAATTCAGAAACAACCACAGCAGTAACTACAACAGAAAGTGAGAGTGAAAAATAATGAGTAACAGTCCTTTAGTAAATTACACTAAAATTTCCCCAAACAAAACCATTCCAAGGAATCATGCGATTGACACCATCACAATTCATTGTGTGGTTGGTCAGTGTTCTGTTGAAACCCTTGGTGATATATTTGCACCAACTTCAAGACAGGCTTCTTGCAATTATGGCATTGGTTCTGATGGCAGAATTGGAATGTATTGTGAAGAAAAAGATAGGTCTTGGTGTTCTTCTTCCAGTTCCAATGATAACAGAGCAATCACCATTGAAGTTGCAAGTGATACCACACATCCTTATACAGTTAATGATAAAGCTTATGCTGCACTTCTGAACCTGGTCACTGACATTTGCAAAAGAAATGGTATCAATCAACTTCTTTGGAAGGGTGATGAATCTTTAATTGGTCAGGTGGATAAGCAGAACATGACTGTTCACAGATGGTTTGCAAACAAGTCATGCCCTGGTGATTATCTGTATAACAAGCATGGTGAGATTGCAGCAGAAATAAATAAGAGATTGACACCTTCACCTGGAGAATTATTCAGGGTTCAGACTGGTGCTTTTTCTGTCAAATCAAATGCGGATGCATTACTTGGAAAAGTAAAAGCAGCAGGTTTTGACACCTATATGATTCAGGCTGATGGGTTATATAAGATCCAGGTTGGTGCATTCGGTGTGAAATCAAATGCAGATGCTATGGCTGCAAAACTAAAAGCAAAAGGTTTCAGCACTTTCATTACAACCGAATCAGGATCAGCAGTTTCTTCAAGTCCTGCTGCAAGTAAAACAATCCAGGTTGGAAGTAAAGTCAAAGTGAAGTCAGGTTCAAATTCATATACTGGGGGTGGACTATCAAATTCAGTTTATCAAAATATGTATGATGTGATCCAGGTGAATGGTGACAGAATTGTCATTGGAATTGGAAAAGCAATCACTGCTGCGGTTCATAAAGATAACTTGATTTTACAATAAAATGTGTTACTATCTTGTTACTAACGCACCCATTTTAAGGTGAAATCATAGTTCATTAAAAATGAACAAACCCTTGAACCATCAGCATTGTAAGCAGTGTACTTTTGAACAAATCTATGATATAATATATTTTTTAATGCCCCAAGTGCTTGATTTTTCAAGGCTTGGGGCATTTTTTGTTACTAACGTGATATTAGTTCAATTGCAAACTTCAATTCTTCAAGCTTCTTATGTGTGTAAATTCTTTCCCCAACTTCCTTTGATTTATGTCCCATCATCAGGTCAATGCACACTTTGTTTGCACCTGCTGAATCTAATCTTGATCTGAAAGTGTGTCTGCATTCATGTGGTGTATGGTTCAATTTTAGTTCATCCATGATCACATTCCAAAACTCATAATACTTTGAACTGGTCAATTTCTTTCCTTCCAGGGTGAACAAATATGCATTTCCTTCATCAACCCTTTTCTGAATAATTTCAAAGATCTTTGGATGGATCGGAATGATTCTGTCTTTTCCTGCTTTGGTCTTTGTACCACCTTGAATGGTTCTTGCTTCAAGATCCACATTTACTGTTTTAATATCCAACAATTCACTGATCCTGAATCCAGTGTATAAAAACACCAGGACTGAATCAACCCAAGGATCATCTTTGATCTTCCATACCTGATCCACTTCTTCATCAGTGAATGGCAGCTTCTTTGTTTCAGGGATCGGTTCTGCTGTTGTCAAAACTGCATATGATTTGTTGATCACATCAATTTCAAGTGCAAAATTGTCCAGGTGTCCAAATAGGTTCTTGATTGCCCATTGTGTTGAATACCCACATCCACAATTATCAATGACATCCTGCATGTGAAAGGACTTCATGTCTTTGTATTTCATTTTCTTGATTTTGGAACAATGCTTGAATGCAGCAGTCAGTGATCCTTTTGTTGACTTTCCCATTTTAAGCATCTTCTTTTCTTTGAATAGATCAAACAGGCTTTCCAGGGTGGTCTTTTCTGCATCTATATCCCAAGGTGACTTATTGTATTCAGCAAGCATAATCATTCCATTTTCCCTGCTTGCAGCATATCCAATGGGAAGAAATATTGGATGACCTTTGTCATTCCATCCTATTGTTTTTCTAACTGCAAAAGGGTTTCTTCTATTACCTGATAATTTGACAACAGTTCCATATCCATTTGGATTTTTCATTTTTAATCATCCCCTTGTATTTCAAGGGTTGAAATGATATAATTTTACTGACAAATGTGACCATTCAACCCTGATTTGGTTACAACTTAGATCCTTGGTGTTCGCTGCACCAGGGGTCTTATTTTTTTGTTTACAATGAAATTGAACTTGGTTCAAAGGAAGGTTTCAACTTCTTAAAATAATCAACAAATTGACCTGCACCAAAGAAATCCTTTGTTTCAATGACAATTTGCTTCTTACCATCAGATTCATAATTGATCACAGCAAAGTATGTGACCACTTTCTTATCTTTAGTCTTGACCCTTCCACCAACCATTGCACCAAGAATTCCAAATGCAGCAGCACCAATAATCATTCCCGGGGCAGACTGACTGATGATCTTTTCAACATCAGTTTCAGAATAGGATTCAACTGATGTTAATTTTGAAATGTTAATATCAAAATTTTGTTTGCTGCTTGGGATCATGATTGCTGCACCATCAGGTGTCATCTTCACAATAAGATCCATTCCTTCATGTACTGGTAAACCTTCAACCAAATTTCCAAGTAAAACTTTCTGATCTTCTTTTTTCTTTCCAAACATAATATTCACCTTTCCTTTCTAATTTTGACCTTGAACCATGAACCCTTACCTTGAACCGCTGACAACCTTGTATTTTCAAGGGTTTGCGGTTCTTTTTTATTGTCAGCGGTTCAAGGTTCAAGGTGACTTCCCTATTATAGATTTATTTTAAGAGTATATAAGTAAATTATAAATTTTTTTATTAATTACTTATAAATCACAGTAACATTGAACCCCTTGAACTTTTCAGCAATATCAATGCTTTTACCTTGAACTTTACATTGAACCACCTGGAACTTTATCTTGAACCCTTAATACTTTTGTCTGTTTTCAATGACTTTTCCAATGATATGCACAGGCATTTCAATAATATCCTTATTTGAAAAGTACATTGGTTCAAATGCAGAATTGAATGATACAAGGCTTATGCCTTCTTGGTGCTTAATCAATTTTTTACAAGTAGCATCATGTCCATTCACTAATGCGATAACAATTTCACCTGATTCTGCGGTGCTTTGCTTTCTTACTATCAGGACATCATCTTCACAAATCCTTGGTTGCATGGAATCACCTTGCACTTTCAAAGCAAAGTATTGTCCCAATAGTGTCATTTCTTCTGGTATTTCTTCATAATCAAGTATTTCTTCGATTGCTTCTAATGGTATTCCTGCCACAACCTTCCCCAAAACTGGAATTTGAACGGACTTGACTTTTTTAAGTCCACCACAATATTTTGCTTCTTTTATTATATTGGCAAGTTCTTCTTCCTTGGTATTAAATTTTGTTGATCCTTTCAGATATTCAAGGGTTACACCAAAATAATCTGCTAAGATCTGCAATTTTTCATCTTTAGGTTTGTATTTCCCATTCTTCCAGTTTGAAAATGTGGCAGTAGAAATTCCAGTTTCTTTGGCTAACTGATAAGTGGTAATGCCTTTTTCGTTCAATAGATTTTCAAATATTTCATACATAGTTTTTCCTTTCTGAAACCCTTAATAAAAATGTCTAACTTTTCTTAGATATTTTTATTGACACGCTAAGAAAGCTATGCTATACTTTGATTGTAGCTAAGAAAAGTTAGTTACACAAGCACATTGCCTACGGTTTCTTATTTATTTAAGGTGACACTTGTATTATATAAGAAATCTTAGGTAGTGTCAATATATTTATATGAAAGGAGAGGAATATTATGTATAAAAAATTTGCTGAATTATTGGAAAAGAATAACATGACTGCATATCAAGTATCTAAGGAAATAGGTATAGCAACATCAACTTTATCAGAATGGAAGAACGGTAATTACACACCTAAAATTGATAAATTGCAGAAAATAGCAAATTTTTTTGGTGTTACTGTTGATTATTTTTTAGAAGAAAATTAAAAAGAAGGTGAAGTGATGAAGAAGATCTTATTTGGTTGGATCGAACAGATTATTGAATTCGATTCAGAAGAAGAAAGAAAGGATTTCATTAGAAAAACAAAGGATGTGAAGGTTGTTGAAAGCTTTGAAGATCAAAAATACAACCTTCATGTCAAAAGACCTTACAACAATAACAAAATGAAATGAAAGGATGGTTGAAAATGAGTTATTCAGATAATTTGAAACAAGCAATGGAAGAAAGGAACATGTCACAAGCTGAACTTTCAGCTTTGACCGGGATTGGAAAATCTTCAATTAGTCAGTATCTATCAGGCAAGAATGAACCAAAAGCAAAGGCAACAGAAAAGATTGCAGAAGCACTTGATGTTTCACCTGCTTTCTTAAATGGATTGACCACATGCAGTGATGCAACTGATGATCCACAAGGTTTGAAGAATGTTCCAATAAAAGAAGCAGCGAAAAGACTTGATAAGTCAGAACAGTTCATCAGGGTGGCACTTCAAAGGGGAATTGTTAAATTTGGATTTGCAGTGAAGCTTTCAAGCAGATATTCATATCACATTTCACCCAAGCTGCTAAATGAATACATTGGTGCATAAACGAAAAACACCAAAAGGAATTGCAGTTCCAAATGGTGCGATTACAAAAATATTTATTTAACTGATTATACACGAAAGGATGTGAAAATGCAACGTGATAAATTTTTTAAGTTTGTTTAGTGGTATTGGTGCATTTGAATCTGCACTTAAAAATCTTGAAATTAAATATAACTTGGTTGGTTATTGTGAAAATGCACCAGCTCCAAGTAAAGCATATTCATTAATGCATTCGGTAGATGAAAATTTGAATTATGGTGATATTGAACAAGTTAATGAAACAAATATCCCACTACCAATTGATTTGATCACATATGGGTTTCCTTGTCAGGACATAAGTGTTGCAGGTCAACAGAAAGGTTTTGAGGATGAAGAAGGAAACAAGACAAGAAGTGGACTATTCTTTGATGCTTTAAGAATAATTAAAGAAACACAACCAAAGGTTGCTATTGCTGAAAATGTGAAAGCATTAGTTCAAAACAAGTTCAAAAATGAATTTGCAATGATCCTTTCAGAATTAAATGATGCAGGGTACAACAATTACTGGTCGATTTTGAAAGCAAACCAATGTGGTGTTCCCCAAAGTAGAGAAAGGGTCTTTATCGTTTCAATAAGAAAAGATCTTGATCATCATAAATTTAAGTTTCCAAAACCTTTTGAATTAAGACTTCAAATGAAAGATTTTCTTGAAAACCAAGTTGATGAAAGATATTTTCTTTCAGATAAGATGTTCGCTTATGTTCTTGATTTAGAAGAAAAACAAGCAGGTACAAAATGGGAAGGTAGAGCAAACAATGATTTCATCAATCCAATTATTGCCCATACCCTTTCAGTTAGGGGAATAAAAGGTCAAAGAGCTGGTGTTTCAAACATAATAAGCGTTTCTGAACCAGGTCCAATAACAGTTTCAGATTATAAAAAGAAACTTGAACTAAAAAGAACAAATGATGGAGATTTAAGAAATCTTACAGAAAAAGAATGCTTCTTATTAATGGGTTTCAAGGAAGAAGAATTTCAAAAGGTTGAAGGAAAGTTCACAAGCACTGAACTTTACACAATGGCAGGAAATAGCATTGTTGTTGATGTTGCAGAAGAACTTCTTTATCAAATATTTAATACTGATGGACAATTATTTATTTAAAAATAGAAAGGATGGAAATGTAAATGGAAGCTATAAAGGGATTCAAAGTTTTCAACCCTGATTGGACATGTAGGGGGTTTCAATATCAAATTGGTCAGACTTATGAAGAAAAGGTCAACCCAAGTGTATGTGATAGAGGGTTTCACTTCTGCAAGGAAGCAAAAGATTGTTTCAACTATTATGGATTTGATCCTAACAATAAAGTTGCTGAAATTCTCACACTTGGTGAAGTTTCAGAAGAAGGTGACAAATGCTGCACTAACAAGATCCAAATTGTAAGGGAAATCACATGGCAGGAAGTTCTGACCCTGGTCAATATAGGGAAAGCCTGCACTGGTCTTTGCAACAGCGGTGATTGGAACAGCGGTGATTGCAACAGCGGTAATCGGAACAGCGGTGATTGCAACAGCGGTGATTGGAACAGCGGTAATCGGAACAGCGGTAATCGGAACAGCGGTAATCGGAACAGCGGTGATTGGAACAGCGGTAATCGGAACAGCGGTAATCGGAACAGCGGTAATCGGAACAGCGGTGATTGGAACAAAGCTTCCCAAACCATGGGTTGTTTCAACACTGAAAGTCAGAAGTTGAAATTCTTTGATCAGGAAGCAGACATGACATTTGATCAATGGCAGAATTCAGATGCAAGATACCTTCTGAATCAGATTGATTTCAGACCTGCTGACTGGATATGGACAAATGAAATGACTGATTCTGAAAAGGCTGATCATCCTGAACATGAAACAACTGGTGGATATTTGAAGATTCGTGACAACACAGATTGCTGCACTGAATGGTGGAATGGTATGTCAGAAAGAAACAAAAACATCATCAGAAATATTCCAAACTTTGATGCAGATAAATTCTTGAAGATCACTGGCATCAAGGCATAAAGAAAGGATGGTGATGAATGATGCAGCTTTATCCACACCAGGCACAAGCACTGGATCAAACAAAGGATTTTAAAAGGGTTGCATACTACCTGGACATGGGACTTGGAAAGACATTTGTTGGATCTGAAAAAATGATGCACCTTGAAACAGCAGTCAACATCCTGGTATGTCAGAAGTCATTGATCCCAACATGGATTGAACACTTTGAAACCCATTATCCACAATATGTGGTGGTTGATATGACATCCAAAGCTGCTTCAAAGTATTACATGGAAAACAAAAATGACATCAGCAAGTGCATCCTGGTTGTGAACTATGATTTGCTATTCAGAAGGTCATATTTCCTTCAATTAGAGCATTTCACAATGATCCTGGATGAAAGTTCCATGATACAGAATGAAGATGCAAAGCGGTCAAAATTTGTGCTTCAAATGAAACCTGACAATGTGATCCTGCTTTCAGGAACACCAACATCAGGTAAGTATGAAAACCTATGGTCACAGATTCACCTGATTGGATGGAACATCAGCAAAGATCTATACAACAAACAATATGTGAACTGGAACAAGATTGATGTTGGTGGGTTTCCAATGTGGATTGTTGACAAAGATGAACCATACAAGAATGTGGACAGGCTGAAACAAAAGCTGCGTGATCATGGTGCAGTATTCCTGAAAACAGAAGAATGTTTTGATCTTCCTGAACAAACGATCATTCCAGTGAAGATCAAGACAAGTAAAGAATATAGGAAATTCCAAAAGAATTCAATCATCACGATTGACACAATGAACCTGGTTGAATTCAAAGATGATAGTGATTTCAGTGGGCAGGATGTCACACCAAGGGTTGAACTGATCGGTGACAGTACATTGACAAAGCGGTTATATTCCAGGATGTTGTGTGGTCAGTACAACAAAGAAAAGCTGAAAACCTTTGAAGATTTAACATCCAGTACAAAAGATAGACTGATTGTTTTTTATAACTTCAATGAAGAACTGGCTGCATTGAAAAAAATTGCATTGAGATTGGAAAAACCTATTTCAGAAATAAGTGGACAAGTCAAAGATCTTTCCAACTATGATGCAGAAGATAATTCCATCACCTTCATTCAGTATCAGGCAGGTGCAATGGGATTGAACCTTCAAAAGTCAAATAAGATCATATACTTCACCCTGACTGAAAAAAGTGAACTCTTTGAACAGAGCAAGAAAAGAATTCACAGGATCGGTCAAACCAATAACTGCTTCTACTATTTATTAATATGCAAAGGCAGCATTGAAGAAGATATTCTTCAAACCTTAGAAATGCGAAAGGATTATACAGATGAATTATTCAACGAATTTGAGAAACAAGCAAAGGTTTAAAAAGGTCATGATTTCATGGGGTGTTCTCTTAGTTATTGGTATTCTAATTGGTTGGGGAATCACAAGCATTGCAAGTGCAATGACCAAAGAACCAACAAGTGCAGAAACAATTGCACAGTTCAAAGAAGTTCAACCATATGGAACTATTGATGGAAAAACTTACACCTGGGGAATGTCAAAAGATTGGACAAGCGGTTCTGAACTTGGATTCATACCTTTGGAAGTTAGCTTGGACAAAGACCTTCAAGAATTTATTTACTGCCTATCATATGGATACAACATTGATTATGCATTCGTTATGGGTGTAATACAGACAGAAAGCAGTTTTGATTCTGACACAGTAAGTTCAACAAATGATTATGGATTAATGCAGATAAATAAAATCAATCATGAATGGTTGAAAGAAAAGCTTGGGATCACAGATTTCCTTGATCCATACCAAAGCAGCAGATCAGGTGTTTACATATTAAGAAATTTATTTGAAAAATATGAAACACCTGAAAAAGTATTGATGGCATACAACATGGGTGAAACTGGTGCAGCAAAGCTTTGGAAGCAAGGAATATATGAAACCAACTACACCATCAAAGTTTTAAGCAATATGCAAGCATTTAAAAATTATATAGATGAAAGGATGAATGAAAATGATTAAGTGTAAAAATGGGGGTTGCCCAAAAGGAAAAGATATTTGTTGTTTATCATGTGAGGATTTGGAAGGCTGCAAAGACAATGGTGCTTGTGATCTAATTCCCGGTGAAGATTTTGAAGGAACTTGTCCTGATGCAGTTGTTGAAGGATCAACAGAACTTGAAGTGTTTGAAACAAAATCAGCAGCAATCATTCAAAGCATAGCTGATATTGTAACTCAAAAAAAAGACCTGGAAGAAAAAGAAAAGACCATGAAAGCACAGCTTCAAAAAGCAATGGAACAACATGGAATTAAGTCTTTCAATAATGAAGTGATCAAAATTACTTATATTGCAGCTACAACAGCAAACAGTGTTGATTCAAAGAAGTTGAAAGAAAAGTATCCTGAAATTGCTTCTGAATGTTCCAAGGTTTCAAACAAGTCAGCTTATGTAAAAGTTGAAGTGAAGTAACATGTGCAGGATAGTTTGGAAGGTGATTGACGAACATCCAAACTATGAACTTAATAGGATGGGTCAAGTTCGTTCCAGGAAATCAGGACAAATTCTGAAACCTTGGAGTGATGGAAGGGGTTATTTGAAAGTCACACTTGATGGTCAAATGCTTAGACTTCACAGATTGGTTGCAGAAACCTTCATTGAAAACCCTGAACCTGGTATTAGAAATATTGTAAACCACAAGAAAGGTAAAAAGGAAGATTGCAGAGCATCACAACTTGAATGGGTCACACAGTCAGAAAATATTCAACATGCATGGGATACTGGACTTTTCAAAAGAAAGAAGGTGTGTCATGGCAAGTGAAAAGCTATTTGAAAAGAAAGTTGAAAAGTACCTGCATTCAATAGGTGTCTATCAGGCAGGTACACCATCACAGCAGATGCATACGGAACAGATTGGTTGGTTTACTAAAATATGGGGTGGTGGTTATCAGAAAAGCGGAATTCCTGATCTGATCCTTTGTGTGAATGGAATATTCGTCACAGTTGAACTGAAAGCACCAAATGGACATGCTTCTGAATTACAGAAGATGAACACTGCAAGGATCAATCAATCAAATGGAATTGGGATCATCCTATTCCCTGATGGATTAGAAAAATTCAAAGAAATTATGAAAGGGGTGATACAGTGCAGGTTTCACATTCAAGAATTGAACTATTTGAGAAATGCCCATTCAAGTACAAGCTGCGATATGGTGACAAAATACTGACCCTTCCACCTGATAATGCAGAACATGCTTTGATTATTGGACAAGCATTGCACACAGGACTTGAAAAGGGTGTTGATGCAGCAATTAAAGAATACTTCATGGCTTATCCACTAATTACAGACAGGCACATTGAAGAAGCAATGAAGTTGGAACATGTGATCCCAAGAGCAGCAGAAATGCTTCCAAAGGGTGAACATGAATTGCTGATCGACAATGAACACTTCAAAGGGTTTATTGATTTGATCACACCAAATGAAGATGGAACATTTGACCTTTATGATTTCAAGTATTCCAACAATGTTTCAAATTACAGACAGTCACCACAGCTTCACTTGTACAAATACTTTTGGGAAAAGCAAACAGGAAAGATCATTAGAAACATGTACTTCTTATTTGTTCCCAAGGTAAGCATCAAGCAGAAAAAGACAGAAGATTTGTTCCAGTTCAGAAAAAGGATTCAAAGTGAATTGGACAAGCAGTCACCACAACTGATCAAGATTGAATTCAACTACGAAAAAGTCATTCAGTTCTTGTTTCAGGTGAAAAATGTATTGGAAGCAACAGACTTTCCAAAAGAACCAAGTTATCTATGCAGGTATTGTGAATACCAAGAATATTGTGAAAAGGGAGTGGATTATATGTTATTACCAAAAAGTGAAAGAAGAAATATTGAAAAAATTAATAAAAAGGTGATTTGGATGTATGGATCACCATTCAGCGGAAAGACCACATTTGCAAACAAGTTTCCTGAACCATTGATGCTGAACACTGATGGAAACATCAAATTTGTTGATGCACCTTATGTTGCAATCAAAGATCAGGTGACTGTTGAAGGTAGAATGACCAAAAGAAAGCTTGCATGGGAAACATTCAAAGAAGTCATTGGTGAACTTGAAAAGAAGGACAACCAGTTCAAGACCATCATTGTTGACTTACTTGAAGATACTTATGAATCGTGCAGATTGTACATGTATGACCAAATGGGGATCACCCATGAATCAGATGATAGTTTCAGGGCATGGGATAAGGTTAGAACTGAATTCCTTTCAACATTGAAGAAACTGATGAACCTGGACTATGAAAATATTATCCTTATCAGTCATGAAGATACTTCCAAGGACATCACGAAAAAAGGCGGTGACAAGATCACTGCAATCAAACCAAACCTTCAAGAAAAGACAGCAAACAAGGTTGCAGGATTGGTTGATATAGTTGCAAGGGTTGTGGCTGATGGTGAAGTTCGTGTCCTTTCATTCAAAACAAATGAAGTCATCTTTGGTGGTGGCAGACTTACTGCTTCAACAACTGAAATTCCACTTGATTATGATGCTTTCCTTGAAGTCTATGCAGAAGCAAACAGAAATGCAGTTGCAAAACTCAAAGGTGAAACACCAAAAGAAACTGCAAAAGATGAACCTGGCAAGACTTCAAATAAGACCACTGGTGGAAGAAAAGGAAGAACCAAGACAGAAACACCACCAACAGTTGATGAAGGGTCAGATGAAGGAAATATGACTTCTGACAGTACATCCAAACCAGTTGAACAGGAAGCACCTGCACCTGAAAATGTTCCTGATCCAGTTAAATCTGAACCTGATGCACCAGTTGAAGAAGCACCAAAGACAAGAAGGTCAAGAAAAGCACCTGATGCTGATGCAGCACCAAAGGAAGATGCACCTGCTGCTGAACCTGAAAAGGAAGCACCAACAAGAACAAGAAAAAAGAGGGGTGAATAATAGTGGCAAAGTATGAAAAATTTATGAAGTTGATGCATGACAAGGGTCATGTGAAGGCAATGAATGTTGCAGTCAATATCACACCAATGATGAATGTTTTCCCGGGTGAAGTACAACAGGCAGTATTGAGAAGTTGTGTTGCAAGTTCTATCACAACAATTTTGAAAGTAGATCCTGAAATCAAAGAAGCATTTGATCAGGCTGCATGTGAACTGATGCTTGATAAGGTATTCAAAGACCTGGACTTGAAACAGGACAAGGACTTCAAACCAAGTGAACAGGATTTGCTTGCAAAGTCCATTGCAGAAGCACTTGTGACACAGATCTTCAAGAAATAAGAATGGTTCAAAGGAATTGAACAAGTTAAACAAAAAAAATAAATCAAAATTTGAAAGGTTAAGGTGAATTAAAATGGCAAATATTTGGGATAAATTTGATGATGCAATTGATACAGAGGGTTTGGCAAATGATGTTAAGGAAGCAGCAGAAAACGGAACTGGAAGTTTTAAAGAAGTTCCTCATGGTGAATATGAAGTGGCAGTGACAAAGTTGGAATTGGTTGCATCCAAGAAGGGTGATCCAATGGTCAGTATTTGGTTCAAGATTGTTTCCGGGGAATACAAAGGCAGCTTGATTTTCTTCAATCAGGTAATTACACAAGGGTTTCAGATCCATATTGCCAATGAACTTCTTAGATCAATGGATAGTGGAATTGATCTTCCTCAAAATATTTTTAAGACTTACAAGCAATATGGAAATCTTTTGATGGATATTATGGAAGCAGTTGATGGAAAGCTTGAATTTGGATTGAAGTATGAAAAAGGCAAAAAGGATTTTAGCACATATTCAATCACAGAAGTGTTTGAAGTAGAATAATCAGTTTGGGCAGGGATGTTTTAAAAAATTTTTTTACTGCATCCCTGATCCCATACTTCCCCATTATTAGTATAACCAAGAATTATAATACTTATACAGAAAGGATGTGAAAGAAATGTTGTTCTATGACTTTGAAGTTTTCAAAGAAGATTGGTTGGTTGTAGTCATTGATATGACAAAGAAAAAAGAATATGTCATCATCAATGATCCTGATGAACTTGAAAAGATCCATAATGAAAATATCAATCAAATATGGGTTGGGTTCAATTCCAGGCACTATGACCAATATATCTTGAAGGGCATACTTTGTGGTTTTGAACCCAAAAAAATCAATGACTTCATAATTTTAAAAGGCAATCCTGGATGGAAATTTTCTTCCCTTCTTAGAAATATAAAATTGATAAACTATGATGTTATGACTGGCATTGACAGAGGTTTGAAAACATTTGAAGGGTTCATGGGAAACGACATTAAAGAAAGTTCAGTTCCTTTTGATATTGATAGAAAGTTGACCAAGGAAGAACTTGATGAAACGGTCAAATATTGTAGACATGATGTGGAACAAACAGTTGAAGTGTTCGTGGAAAGAAAAGATGATTTTGAAGCACATATGGGTTTGGTGAAGCTTGCTTGTAAAGGAAAACCACTTGATTTGTTCCTACTATCAAAGACCAAAGTTCAACTTTCATCTATCATCCTGGATGCAGTAAAAAAAGATCATGATGATGAATTTGACATTGACTTCCCTTCCACTATGGTCATTGAAAAATATAGATCAGTTGTTGATTGGTACATGAACCCTGAAAACAGAAAATACAATGAAGATCCCAACAATCCAAAATCAAAAAAGATGCAATGTAACATCATGGTTGCAGGTGTTCCCCATGTATTTGCTTGGGGTGGGGTTCATGGTGCAATAAGCAAATATCATGGTGAAGGGTACTTCCTGAACATGGATGTTGCTTCACTATACCCTTCACTGATGATCCAATATAACCTGGGCAGCAGGAACATGAAAGATCCAAAGAAATATGAAGAAATCTATCACACCAGGTTGCAATATAAAGCAGAAAAGAACCCTTTGCAGCTTCCATTGAAACTTGTATTGAATGGTACATATGGGGCAATGAAGGACAAGAACAATCAGCTATTTGACCCAAGGCAAGCAAACATGGTTTGTGTATATGGGCAGTTATTATTGCTTGACCTGGTTGAAAAGCTTGAACCACATTGTCAGATCATCCAATCAAATACAGATGGTGTTCTGATCAAAATGAACAAGTATGAAGATTATGAAGTTATTGATGACATTTGTTATGAATGGGAACAAAGAACCCACCTGGTACTTGAATTTGATGAATTTAAAAGAGTATTTCAGAAGGATGTCAACAACTACATCATAGTTGATGCAAAAGGAAAGCACAAATCAAAAGGTGGATATGTCAAGAAGCTTGGAAACCTGGACTATGATCTTCCAATAGTAAACAAAGCATTGATTGATTATATGGTAAAGGATATTCCAATTGAAAAAACAGTAAATGAATGTAATGATCTGAAAGAATTTCAGCAGGTCAAGAAGATCAGCAGCAAGTACACCCATATTCTTCATGGTGATAAGATCGTGAAGGAAAAGTGTATCAGGATCTTTGCTTCAAATGATCCTGATGATGCCGGGGTTCAAAAACTTCATGCTGAAACTGGCAGACCTGCAAAATTGGAAAGTTCCCCTGAAAGCTGCTTCATCTTCAATGATGAAGTCAATGGTGTGAAAGTTCCAAGCAAATTGAATAAACAATGGTATATCGACATGGCAAAGAAAAGACTTGCAGACTTTGGGGTGGAGTAATGAAAAAACAAATTCAAATCAAATATACAAATGGTCAAATGACTATAAATTTAGACAAGTTTTTTCCTTCCACTCAAAAGGATTGTAAAAAAGTTCTTGCAGTGATCACTTTGGACTGGCAGCACCAGGATGAACTTATTCAATCAATATTGGACTGGATGAAAGAAGAACAGAAAGAATGTGATGATCTTTCAAGGGAATATGCAAATAAATATGTGGACATCAAACCAAAGATCAGAGAAGCAGAAGCAAAGGTCAATGTCCTGAAAAAAATTATACTTCGGATGAAAGCTGATAAATTAAAAGATCCCTTGAAGGCAGCAAGGGAAGATCTGAAAAAGGCAAACAGTGAATTCAGGCAGTTAAAGAATAAGGAAAGTTATTATAATACATCATTCAATAACTATCACAGCAGGAAAGAGAAACTGCAAAAGAATATGCAAATTTTAGAAGAAAGGCGGTGATTGAAAATTGTTCTTCAAAGGATATGTTGAAACCAAAGATAAAAAATGCATAGAAAAATTCAAAGGAAGAACTGATTTCAAATCCTATGAACAAGTGAAATCACTGCCTGAATTTGCAGGAATATTGAACACAAACACAATTCTGATTGATGTGGATGAATTTGAACCAAGTGAACTATTGTTCAAAATAGTTCAAGAAAAGAAACTTCAATGCAGAGTATATGAAACAACCCGGGGAAAGCACTTCTTATTTAAGAATTCAGCAGTGGAAACAAACAGAACCCACGCGAACCTTGCAATTGGAATCACTGCTGACATCAAAATTGGAAAAAGAAATTCATATTCAATTTTGAAGTTCGGCAATAAGGAAAGAAAGATCCTTTATGATACTGCAACAAATGAAGAAGCACAAGATCTTCCAAAGTGGCTGTTCCCTATTAAAACAAATATGGACTTCATCAGCATGGAAGCAGGTGATGGAAGAAACCAAGCTTTGTTCAACTACATATTAACATTACAATCAAGTGACTTTCAAGTTGAAGAAGCAAGGGAAACAATCAGGATCATCAACAAAAATATCCTGAAAGATCCTTTATCAGATGATGAAATTGAAATTATCCTTCGTGATGAAGCTTTTGCAAAACCTATCTTCTTTATGGGAACAGCTTTTTTATTTGATAAGTTTGCAACCTTTTTAAAAAACAATCATCACATTATAAGGATCAACAACCAACTGCATTCATACAAAGATGGAATTTATGTCAGTGGATTGTCTGAAATCGAATCAGAAATGATCAAGCACATTCCACAACTGAACAGAGCAAAGAGAACAGAAGTCTTGTCATACTTGGATATTATGATCAGAGAAAACACACCTTCCACAGATGCCAATTGGATTGCATTCAGGAATGGACTTTTGAACATACATGATGACAGCTTCATCCCCTTTTCACATGAACATATTATCACAAACAAGATTGACTGGGATTACAATCCAAATGCACATGATGATCTAACAGATAAGACCCTGGACAAGATTGCATGTGATGATAAGGACATCAGAATGTTACTTGAAGAAATGATTGGATATTGCATGTTCAGAAGAAATGAACTTGGAAAAGCATTCATATTAACTGGATCAGGAAGCAATGGAAAATCAACATTATTGAATATGCTGAAAACAATGCTTGGAAAAAGGAATGTTTCAGCACTGGATCTGAAAAAGTTAAATGATAGGTTCAGCACAGTCATGATCTTTGGAAAGCTTGCAAACATTGGTGATGATATATCAGAAGAATTCATCACTGATGCAGCAGACTTCAAGAAAATTGTTACCGGGGAAACCATAGATGCTGAACAAAAGGGTCAACCAAAGTTTGAATTTGAACCATATGTGAAGCTGCTGTTTTCAGCAAACAACATTCCAAGGATCGGAAAAGGAAGGGATTCAACTGCAATACTTAGAAGGCTGATCATTGTTCCCTTCAATGCAAAGTTCACTTCCACTGATCCTGATTATGTTCCATTTATCGGTGATCTGCTGAAAAGTCAGGAAGCAATTGAATATATGATCCAGGTTGGACTTGTTGGATTGAAAAGGGTTTTGAACAACAGGAACTTTACTGAATCGGAAAAGGTTCAAAGAGAACTTGAAGAATTTGAAGAAAACAACAATCCAATCCTTGGTTTTTTCAAGGAACTGGACAAGGATCAGGTTGAGAATGAACCAACAAATCAAGTTTATAAGGCATACCATGAATACTGCTTGTCAAATAGCTTGCAAGCTTTATCAAATGGTGAGTTCTCAAAGCAGGTTAAAAAGTTTTATGAAGTAGTTATTGCAGATAAGAAAATCAATGGTAAAAAATACAGAATATTTGTTCCAAAGTAAAGGGGTGAAGTACTAATGTCAGAAAATAAAAATCCGAATAGGCACGAACCTTGGGAATTAGATCAAATGCAATCACTTCCCCTGGACTTAAAGATAAGAATGAGTTTAACAAGATTAAGAATTTTCTTTGAAAAATTTGAAAATGAAGTCTATGTTTCTTTTAGCGGTGGAAAAGATAGCACTGTTCTTGCCGATATGGTTGCAAAATATTGTAGTGAATGCGGTCACAATAAATTAACATTATGTTTTTCAGACACAGGACTGGAATATCCTGAAATAAGAAAATTCGTTCCACAGTTTGCAAAGTATTTAGAGTTAAAATACAACATTGAAATAGAACTTGTAACTGTTAGTCCTGAAATGAATTTTAAAGAGGTTATTTTAAAAGTTGGTTATCCAATAGGAAGTAAAAAAATAGCAAGAATGATTCGTGATTGTCAAAATCCAACTGAAAATAATAAAGCAACAGTCAATTTATACATGACTGGAATTAAAAGAGATGGAACGATAACTAAATCATTCAAACTATCAAAAAGATGGATTCCAATGATAGATAGTAAATTTAAAGTTTCTGATCAGTGTTGTGAAATCATGAAGAAGAAACCTATTAAGATCTATCAAAAAGAATCAGGAAAAATGCCTATACTTGGAACAATGGCATGTGAAAGTAGTGCAAGAAGGCAAGCATGGTTGCAAAATGGATGTAATTCATTTGACAGTAAAGATCCAAAATCACAACCAATGTCATTTTGGACTGAGCAGGATGTACTTAATTATTTAAAGATATATCAAATTCCATATGCAAGTGTGTATGGTGACATTATTGAAGTTGATGAACAGCTTACAACATCAGGTTGCAAAAGAACAGGTTGCATGTTTTGTATGTTCGGATGTCACCTTGAAAAGAAACCAAATAGGTTTCAGCAGATGCAAGAAACACATCCAAAATTGTATGAGTATTGTATGAAACCACTTGAAGAAAATGGACTTGGATTAGATGAAATTTTAAAATTCAATAATATACCACATTAGAAAGGATGGTGAAAAAATGAAAGATACTTGTGTATGTTGTGGGGAAACCATCCCGGAAGGAAGGCAGGTTTGCCCTTCATGTGAAAGGGTCAGTATCAAGGACAGTGGAAACAGAACGGAATTTGGAACTGGTGCTGTTCGTGATATGCACCAAGGAAAAGGAAGATATGATTTGATCCCCTGGGATGCAATTCATGAACTTGCACTGCATTGTGAAGAAGGTGCATTGAAGTATGGTGAACGTAATTGTGAAAAAGGCATTCCAATCCATAGTTTAATAGATTCAGGAATAAGGCATCTTTCATGCTATTTGAGAGGAATGAAAGATGAACCCCATTTAAGGGCAGCACTTTGGAACATTGCTTTTGCAATTTATATGGAAAAGAACCACCCTGAAATGCAGGATATACCAATACGAAAGGATGATGAAAAATGAAAATAATTAATGATGAACCAAAAGAAGTTTCAATGCTTACAGATGATAAGTTTGACAAGATTGAACAGTTCGCTGAACTTGTTAAACCAGTTCAAGAATGGATGCTTCAAAATTACTGCCCACATACCAAGATCATTATTGAATGTAATGGGGCAACAGTCACCACTCATGAAATGTTTGTTCCCTTGAAGGTTGGTGATTAACATGGGATATGTGATTTGTCTTATGGTTGGTGCAGTAATCGGATTTTTCACAGCAGCATTGATGGTTGCAGCAAAGGAAGGTGATAAATGTGGCAAATAAAAACCCAAGGTTTAACAGCAGCGGTTGTTCTGATCCAACAGCATATGAAGCACTGAAACCAATCATCAAAGAAGATGCAGTGCTTGAAAATAAGGCACACAACCTGGTCAATACATTGAAGTGTATTGTGGACTTGGCAGGGTTTGAGATGATCGGAAGAATACAAATCAGGGATAAGAAATCAGGAAGGGAGTTCAGATAATATGGTTGAAGTTTCGGATAATGAATGTATTGATTATATTGGTTTCCTTGGATTATCAATAAGACAAGATCAATGGAAATATTTAATTGAGAAAGACATAAATCCTGAATTTGCAAAAGAAATTGCTAAAAATCAGCACAAAACTTATAAAAAATTATTAATTGTACTTCGTAAATTCAATTCACAGCAAAATAGAACTGAAATTGCTGACAGAGAAATTATTGATCATTTAGTTGATGTCGATAGGAACAAAATTAATAAATTAAAAGATGAAGCGTGGGAGGAATATTATAAATGAAACCAGTAAAATCAGAAACAAGCAATGTGACCTTTGTTAGTGAAGGATGTCAGGATCTACCTGGTACAAGATATATGTGTGATGATGGTGTAACCCCGGGGATTGAAACAGTTTGGGAATTGGATGAAAAGGAAAAAGAACAGCTTGCTGCATCAGGTAAGATCTATCTTTACATTATGGGTCGAACTGTTCAACCTTGCTTCCTGGCAACAGAATCAGCAATCAGATATGAAAAGGATGGTGTGACTAATGACACAGATGATCACAGTAAATAAAAGAATTGAAATGTTCATGAAGATCATGTTGAATGCAGGTATCAGTGAAGATCTCACAGCATGGTTGATGGATCAGGGTTTCTTCACTGCCCCTGCTTCAAGGAAATATCATGGTAATTATGAAGGTGGATTGTTTGATCACTGTTTTGAAGTAACTGAAACCCTGGTGAACTTTACTGAAAAGATGGGCATTAAATGGGAACTGGAACGATCCCCTTACATAGTTGGAATGTTCCATGATCTTTGCAAGATTGATCTATATGAAAAGGTCATTGATGTTGAAGGTATTCAGTTGATGGGATTGGACACACCCAAAGGCGAAGAAAGTCACTGGGAATATACAACAGACAGTTTGTTCCCTGGTCATGGTGATAAGTCAATCATGAAGCTTGCAGCATGGATGCACCTAACAGAAGAAGAAATTCTTTGCATCAGGTATCACATGGGTGCTTATGAAAAAGCAGACTGGGATTATTATGACAGAGCAATCAGAAAGTATGAAACAGTATTATGGACACATCAGGCTGACATGTATGCTTCAAAGGTCAAGGGGGTCTGATCCTATGGAACAATATTTATTCTTTACACTGTTCTTCCTGGTTGGGTTTGCAATTGGAAAGCTTTCAATGGTGAAGTCCTTCCTGGGGATCAAGAAAGAAAACAATTCTTTGAAGCATGAAGCAGTGGTTTTGAAGAACAGACTTGCTTCATCAAAGAAAGGCAGGATCATCATTCAAGGTGAAGATATAAAATAATTTGTTCCTTTATTCAATAAATTAGTGGTAGTGGTGGGAATGAGGTTCAAGGTTCGGTTCAAGGTGGTTCAATATAAAATCATATCACCTTGAACCGCTGAAACCTTATGAAAACACTGGGTTTGTTGGGTATCGGTTCAAGGGGTTCAAGGTACTTATAACTTCTTATATTATTTTAAAAATCATCAAAATTTTATATATACTCTTAAAATAAATCTATAATAGGGAAGTCACCTTGAACCTTGAACCGCAAAGGCATTTTTTAAGCTGAAACCATTGATATTACTATATTCTTATCGGTTCAAGGTAAAGTTCCAGGTTCAAGGTGAAATTAGAGAAAGTGAGGATAATTTATGAATAACGAACAAATTATTGAAAAATACATTGATGCAGCAGTCAGAAAGACCGCTTCTGAATTTAAAAGACAAGGACTTTTGAAAGATAATAGACAATCACCATTTCAGAAAACAGAAACCCTGCTTTATAATTATAACAATTTTAAATCTGCAATTGATGATAAGTATGAACAGATCAAAGGGATCAAGGAAGAAGGACTTCCAGGGAAAAGCAAAAGCATCACATCCTTTGCAGGTAATGCTTCATATGAAATCAAGACCGATAATGAAAAGGCAGAAGAAAAGATTGAAAGCATTGAAGGCAGCATTCAGACAACAAGAAACTTCATCAAGGTGATTGATGCTGCAATTGATATGCTGAAAGATGATCCATACTTTGAGATCATCAGGATGAAATATTTTGAAGAACAAACCCGGGAACAACTTGCAGAATATTTTGATGTTGATGTCAGAACTATATCCAGGAATAAAAACAGAATTGTGAACCTGCTGCAAATCAGATTGTTCAGTGATGAATATATTCTTCAAATATTCAGTTAAGGGGTGAGGTTGTGAACAGGTCAGAAAGAAGAAGGTTAGAAAAGAAAGGTGTTACTGCAAAGGATCTGAAAGTAATTGAAAACAATTCTGCATCCAAAGCAATTGATTATGCAGTTTCAGGAATGATTGCTTCCTTTGCACTGGTGCTTCATGACAAATGGGGATGGGGTCAGACCAGGATCAAAAGGTTACTTGATCAGGTCAATGAACAGTTCGATTCCATTGATAATGATTATTTGAAAATTGAAGATATGAAGCAGACCATCCTGGATGAAATAGGGATCAACATTGACAAGAAGGCTTGACAACTTGGAATATTTTGTCCATTTAATGTCCTATCATATGTCTTGTAGGCATCCTATATACATGATAAACTAATTACAGTTAATATTATGTAAAAATCAAAAAGACCCAAGAACTATATGTTCAAGGGTCTTTTCTTATGCCTAAAACTATAATGAAAGGAAGGTGTTGCATTTATGGCAAAGCTTACAGACAAGCAGCAAAAATTTGTTGAAGAATATCTGATTGACCTGAATGCAACACAGGCTGCAATCAGAGCAGGGTATTCAACGGAAACAGCAGCAGTCATTGGGTGTGAAAACCTTATAAAACCTAATGTCAAAAATGCAATAGATAAGGCACTTGCTGCAAGATCCAAAAGAACCGGGGTAAATCAGGACAGAGTTATTCAGGAACTTGCAAAGATTGCATTCCTGAACCCTTCTGATGTGATCAACATGCAGAATGCTTCTGTTTTAGATAATGCGAACAAAGATGATTTGTCCTGCATTGCAAGTGTTAAGATCAAAAGATCAACCAGTGAAACTGGTGATTCAGTTGAAAGAGAAATCAAGACCTATGATAAGTTAAAAGCACTTGATTTGTTAGGAAGGCATCTTGGAATGTTCAATGATAAACTAAAAATTGAAGGTTCGATCCCAATTGTCATAAAAGATGATTTGGGTGAAGATGATGACTAATAGTATCATGTTAGTAACAAAATCATTGAAAGATCCTGCAATTGAACAAGTTCATTTATATGACCTAATAAAATCAGGTGATGCTTATGCTTAAACATGAAATATCACTGAAAAAAGTTGTCGGTAAAAACTATAATAGATTTTGGCATTTTAAAGGTAGATACAGAGTTGTAAAAGGATCAAGAGCATCCAAGAAGTCAAAGACAACTGCTTTGAACTTCATAACCCGGATGATGGAATATCCTGAATCAAATTTATTAGTTGTAAGAAAGACATTCAGAACTTTGAAGGACAGTTGCTTCACTGAATTGAAATGGGCAATCACAAGGCTTGCTGTTCAGGATCATTGGAAGATCACTGAATCACCACTTCAAATGACATACATCCCTACTGGTCAAACAATCTATTTCAGGGGTCTTGATGATCCATTGAAAGTAACATCCATTACAGTTGATGTTGGTTATCTTTGTTGGATGTGGATTGAAGAAGCTTATGAGATCATGAAGGAAGCAGACTTTGACATCCTGGATGAATCTATTCGTGGTCAGGTAGCTGATGGACTGTTCAAACAGATCACACTTACCTTCAACCCCTGGAATGAACATCACTGGATCAAGAAGCGGTTCTTTGATGCTGCACCTGATGTTGATATTCTTGCATTGACAACAAACTTTATGTGCAATGAATGGTTGGATGCTGCTGACAAGAAAGTCTTTGAAACCATGAGAAAAAACAACCCAAGAAGGTTCAGGGTTGCAGGTCTTGGTGAATGGGGTATTGTTGAAGGTCTTGTATATGAGAACTGGGAAGAACAAGAATTTGACATTGAAGTGATCAAGAAGATTGCTGCAATCAGATCTGCATTTGGTCTTGACTTTGGTTATACCAATGACCCTTCTGCCCTATGGTGTGGAATGGTTGATGTCAAAGCAAAGATCATTTATGTGTTTGATGAAATGTACAAGCAAGGCATGTCAAATGAAGCTATACACCAGGACATCACAAAGATGGGATATAGGAAAGAACGGATCAGGGCAGACAGTGCTGAACCAAAGTCCATTGACAGGCTGCGTGAACTTGGAATGTCCAATATAAAGGCAGCACGAAAAGGAAAAGATTCAGTCAATAATGGCATTGACTACATCCAGGACTTCAAGATCATAGTCCATCCAAGGTGTGTCAACTTCCTGACTGAAATCAGCAATTACACCTGGGACACAGATAAATTTGGTAAAAAGATCAATAAACCAATAGATGACTTCAACCATTTACTTGATGCAATGCGTTATGGAATGGAAGAATTTATCAAGGGTGAAACATTCAGTTTTGATTAAATAGTATCATGTTAGTAACAAAACCACTTGAATGTTCAGTGTTCAAGGGGTTTTGAATTTATTAAGTCATAGAATGAGGGGTGAACAGCATGAAGAAGATCAATGTCCTTGGAACAACTTACACAGTAAAAGAAGCAAATGATCGTACAGATCCAAAGTTGAAAGAATGTGATGGGTATTGTGATGATACCATAAAACTTTGTGTTGTTGACGATATGACAGATACAAGCTTGATGTCAAAGGTAAACCTGGATCAATATAAGAAGAAAGTATTCAGGCATGAGATCATTCATGCTTTTTTATTTGAAAGCGGTCTTGCTAATAATAGTTGGGCAGCTAATGAAGAAATGGTGGACTGGATTGCAGCACAGTTCCCAAAACTAACCAAGGCATTTGAAGAAGTAAATGCACTATGAAAGGGGGTGAATAAAACATGTTTGAATTCTTATTTGCAAGAAAGAAGGATGTAAGCAAGATCATCAAAGAAGGTGCTGCTGAAAGAATTACTGATGTTCAGTTTATTGAACTTGAAATTCAAAGGTTCAAAGCTTCAAGAAGAAGAAAAGAAATGTTTGATGGTGAAAGATACCATGATGGACACCATGATATTTTAAGAAGGAAAAGAACAGTCATTGGTCAGAATGGTGAACTGGAAGAAGTGAAGAACCTTCCAAATAACAGGATCGTTGACAACCAATATGGAAAGATGGTGGATCAGAAAAAGAACTACCTACTTGGTCAACCTATTGTTTTCAAGTCTGAAAATGAACCATACAACAAGCTGCTAAAACAGATCTTCAATAAGAAGTTCCAAAGGCTGATCAAGAATGTTGGTGAAGATGCTTTGAACACTGGTATTGGTTGGATATTCATGTATTATGATGAACATGGTGAATTCACCTTCAAGCGGTTCAAAGCTTATGAAATCATACCAGGTTGGTCAGATACAGAGCATACAACACTTGATTATGTGATCAGGATATATGAAGTCATTGCATATGAAGGACAGCATGAGAAGGTCATTGAGAAGGTTGAAGTCTATGATGAAACTGGAATATATAGATTTGTCATGGAAGGTGGTCACATTGTTCCTGATGATGTTCCTTTCAGCACCTACTTCACAACTATTGATGAAGAAGATGATCAGATTGTTGAACAAGGTTGGAACTGGTCAAAGATCCCACTGATCCCATGGAAATATAATTCAAAAGAGATCCCTTTGATCAAGAAAGTTAAAACCTTGCAGGATGGATTGAATACTATTCTTTCCAACTTCCAAAACAACATGGAAGAAGATGCAAGGAACACAATCCTTGTCCTGGTGAACTATGATGGTGAAAATCTTGGTGAATTTAGAAAGAACCTGGCAACCTATGGTGCAGTTAAGGTCAAGACAGTTGATGGTGCAGGTGGTGATCTTAAAACATTGCAGGTTGAAGTCAATGCAGAGAATTACAAGTCAATCCTTGAAATCTTCAAGAAGGCAATCATTGAGAATGCCAAAGGATATGATGCAAAGGATGATAGAATGTCAGGAAATCCAAATCAGATGAACATTCAGTCCATGTATTCTGACATTGATCTTGATGCAAATGAAATGGAAACTGAATTTCAGGCTTCCTTTGAAGAACTGCTTTGGTTTGTAAATGTTCATTTGTTCAATGCAAGTCTTGGTGACTTTGAACAGGAAGAAGTTGAAGTCATATTCAATCGTGACATTCTGATCAATGAAACAGAAGTGATTGAAAATGGTCAGAAGTCAGTTGGAATTCTATCTGATGAAACCATTGTGGAAAATCATCCTTGGGTTGATGATCCACAAAGAGAACTTGCAAGGAAGGCAGAAGAAAAGAAAAAGGAAATGGATGAATATGCTGCTGCTTTTCCACAACCTGCTGTTCCCGGTAAGATTGTTGGTCAAGGCGGTGTTGTAGATGAAGCATAGTAACTATTGGAAGAAACGGTTTGAACAGCTTGAAGAAGCTAAAAACAAGGATGCTTCTTCCCTATATCGTGAAGTTGAAGGTTATTATTCCAAAGCACAAAGAACTATTGAAGGTCAGATCCAATCCTGGTATGGAAGATTTGCAGTCAATAACAATATAACAATGGCAGAAGCAAGAAAGCTTCTTTCTACAAAGGAACTGGCTGAACTGAAATGGGATGTCAAAGAGTACATCAAATATGGTGAACAAAATGAACTGAACCAAATGTGGATGACAGAACTTGAAAATGCATCAGCAAGGTTTCATATATCAAGACTTGAAGCTTTGAAGCTGCAAACACAGAATTCAATGGAAGTTCTATTTGGAAACCAACTTGATGGAATGGACACCCTGATGAAAAAGCTTTACACCAATGGTTATTATCATACAGTATATGAAGTTCAAAAGGGTTTCAATATTGGTTGGGATATAGCTTCCATTGATCAGAATAAACTTGAAAAGATAATTTCAAAACCTTGGGCAGTTGATGGAAAGAATTTCAGTGAAAGACTTTGGGGTAACAAGTCCAAACTGGTCAATGAACTGCATGGTGAACTGACCCAAATGACTATACTTGGAAGATCCCCTGATGATGCAATTAGAAATATAGCAGGAAAAATGAATACATCCAATAAGAATGCAGGAAGGTTGGTCATGACTGAATCAGCTTACTTTGCATCAGCTTCACAAAAGGATGCATTCAATGATCTTGATGTTGAAAGGTTTGAAATTGTTGCAACCCTGGACAGTCACACATCAGCAATATGTCAGGATCTTGATGGTCATGTATTTGACATTAAGGATTATGAAGCAGGGGTCACTGCCCCACCCTTCCATGTTTGGTGTAGAACTACTACTGTTCCCTACTTTGAAGATAACTTCACAGAAAGGGCAGCAAGGGGTGCTGATGGAAAGACCTACTATGTACCAAGTGATATGAAATACCCGGATTGGAAGAAGTCTTTCACAGAAGGTGGATCAAAAGAAGGACTTGCAGAAGTTGATCCTGGTGATATAATGAAGGATAAGACAGAAAATGTTAAAAGGGTTCAATTGGAATTGTCCAACTTCCCTGCTGAATTCACAACCAAGTCAGAAATTAATAACACACAGAAACTTATTGATTTTATTAATAGACTTGATGGTGCAGATCCAAATGCAGTGAAATTATATAGTAACATAGGCAAATTGGAAACCCTAACATCAAACAATATTCCTTTCAGCATTTCACATGCAAAAGGATATTCAGTCAATTATTCATATAATTACAAGGGTGAATTGGTTCAATCCAAATTGACCATTCCAAAGTTAGATGGTGAAGATCTTAGTGGTCAAGTAAATACAACATTACATGAAGAAATGCACTTGATGGACTTATATTGCAGAAAGGATGTAACCAAATCAGGTAATTGGTTCAGTACAGAACAGAAGTCATTGGTTGAAGCTTTCAACAAAAGTGGAACTGGAATGTCAGATGAAGTCAGTGATCTATTTAAGACCTATAATGTGAAGTACAAAGAAGTTCATGGTGAGTTGTCCAAGAAGTACCAGGAACAAATCACTGCTTCACGTATCTCACACCTTGGTGAAAATGGAAGTGCTTTTTCTGATATTAAAGCATATAAAGAATATGAGAAGGTTTCAAAGAAACTTAGATCCAACATGGTTGATGAAATTGACTATGCATCCAGGAATGCAATGGGTGGTGGAATTGGAAACCTTCAAGACATTTATGATGCATTATCAAAGGGTTCATATCGTGATAGTGGTATTGTGAAATATGGTCATGGTAGTAAATATTATAGATCAGCAGAATCACAGATCCATGAAACTGTTGCAAACTATGGTGCTTTAAGTATAACAAGACCTGATTTGGTTAAACTGTTAAAAGCAGATAAACCTGAACTGGTTGAAGAACTTGATAAGTTTATTCAAGCTATGTTGGAAAGGGTTGGTGATTAAGATGGATGAAGAATTGATCAATAAAAAAGAACAGATCTTTGATCTGCTGATTGAAGTTGATGATGATCTTGTTGGAAGATACTTTGATGATAATAGTGATGAAATGCTTGATGATAAGATTGAAGTTCTTACAGCACTGAAAGAAGGAAAACAAATCAAGGACATTCCAAAATATTATGATATTCTTGAACTTTTGCCAAAGGAAGGCATATGGGATTGATGAAGCACCCTGCAATTTTGCAAGATGCTTTTTTAATGAAGAAATTTTCAGAAATGCAGTAAAATCAATGGGTACAAACATATTAAAGACCTTTTTATAATGCTTATATGGGCATTATATGAGGTCATTTTTTATGCACTTTTCATGAAAAAGAAGGTGATGATTACTAAATGATATTGTTGAAATGCATCAATCAAAAATATGATTGAAAGGCGGTGATCCAACTATCTCCCTGGTGTTTGGGTTAAAACATCAATCGTCATTTTGGTATTGTTGACGTTAAAGAACAAGACAAATAAAACTGGACTGAACCAGGTTAAAAATGAATTTGAAAGGATGGTAAAAACCATGAAGAAAGATGAATTATTGAAATTAGGACTTGATGAAGAAAATGCAAAGAAAGTTGCTGATGCTTCGGCAGAAGAATTGAAGGGATATATTCCAAAAGCAAGATTTGATGAAATCAACAATGACAAGAAGAAACTTGAACTTGATGTTCGTGAAAGGGACACCCAACTTGAAACATTGAAAAATTCCACAGGTGATGTGGAAACAATGAAAAAAACAATTGAAACCCTTCAAACGGATAACAAGACCAAGGATGAAACCCATGCTGCTGAACTTAAACAATTGAAGATTGATGCTGCTGTTTCGGCTGCACTTAGTTCTTCAAAAGCAAAGAATGAAAAAGCAGTTAAGGCACTTCTTGATCTGACAAAAGCAGAACTTGCAGATGATGGATCAATCAAAGGTTTGGATGACCAAATCAAGAAACTTTCAGCAGCAGAGGATTCAAAGTTCTTGTTCGACACTGAAACCAAAAAAACAAAGATCAAGGGTGCAACACCTGGTGAAACTGGCAAGGAAGATCCTGATGGAAAAGTTGATGTGACTAAAATGTCATATGAAGAACTTGCCACTTACATGGCTGAAAACCCTGATGCAGAAATCTAAAACTAAAATTTAAGAAGAAAAGGAAGGATGATAAAAATGGCAAAATTCGATTCAAAAACATTTAATGACAGAGCATTTGGAAAGTACGTTGATATTGTTCCAAAGCTTAAAAAGAACGAACTGATTAAGTCCAAGGCATTGCAGAGCAATAGTCAAATTAAACAAGCATTCAGTGGACAGACAGGGGTTGTATTTGCAACCATTCCAATGTATGGAAGAATTGATGGTACACCATTGAACTATGATGGTGCAACTGACATCACAGCAACAAGCACAGTAACATATGAACGTGGTGTCATTGTTATTGGTAGAGCAAAGGCATGGGTTGAAAATGACTTTGCAGAAGATGCAACAGGCGGTGCAGGTTTTATGTCCAATGTAGCAAGACAGGTTGCAGAATACTGGGATGAAATTGACCAGGACACATTGCTTGCAATCTTAGAAGGTATCTTCTCAATGACTGGTGCTGCAAACTTGAAGTTTGTAACTGGTCACACCTATGACATCAGCGGATCTGTTGGTGGTGTGGTTAATGCTTCAACATTGAACACTGCTATTCAGAAGGCATCAGGTGACAAGAAGTCCAAGTTTACTATTTCCATCATGCATTCAGCTATTGCAACCAACCTTGAAAACTTGAAGTTGCTTGCATACATGACATACACTGATGCACTTGGTATTGAAAGACAGCTTGAACTTGCAACTTGGAATGGTAGAGCAGTTATAATTGATGATGGTATGCCAACAGTTGATGTTGCTGATGTTTACACAATCACTGCTGATGAAGCACTTGATGCTGCTAAAACATATTACACAAGAAGTGGATCAGCAGGATCTTATGTTTACACTGTTGTTGCATCCCCTCTTGTTGCCAACATTGCAACATACTATGAATTAACTGCTGATGCTTACACTAAATACACTACTTATGTTCTTGGTAATGGTGCATTTGACTATGAAGATATTGGTGCAGAAGTTCCTTATGCTATGGTAAGGGATGAAAAGACCAATGGTGGTCAGACTTATCTTTACAGCAGACAAAGAAAGGTTTTTGCACCTTATGGAATCAGCTTCACAAAGTCATCAGTAGCAACCAATTCCCCAACAGATGCAGAACTGAAAACTGCTGCAAACTGGGTACTTGTGAATGATGGCAATGGTAAATATTTTGATCACAAAGCAATCCCTATTGCAAGAATCGTTTCAAGGGGTTAATCAAATGAAAGGGGTGATGTTGTATGACTATTGAAGAAAGAATTGCTGCACTTCAACAAAACATAAGTCTTGTTTCAACTGTTGGATCTGAATTCATTGATAAGGTATATAAAAGACTTGGATCACTTGGTTATGCAATAACAGAATCAGATGACTGGGCAATAAGCTTTGCAATTCAGAAGGTAGAAAACAATATCAAGAATTCATGCAATGTCACTTCAATCCCTGATGGTTTAAATCAAGAAGCTATTGATATGATATGCGGTGAATTTTTATTCTTAAAGAAACAAAGTGGAAAATTAGAAGGCTTCAATTTGGATGCAGCATTGAAATCAGTCCAGGCAGGTGATACAACAGTAACATTTGCAGTTGGTCAAGGTTCAATGACACCTGAACAAAGGTTGGATGCCCTTCTCTCCTACTTGATAACAAAAGGAAGGGGTGAGTTTGCATGTTATCGGAAAATCAAGTGGTAATGGTCAGACAAGCAATTGAAATGACCTACACTGGAAAATGTACGATCAGTGAATATCAATCTTTTAAAAAAGAAAATAAGTCCACTGGTCACAGAGAAGTTCCAGTTGTTACTGATCAACCCTGCAAGCTTTCCTTTTCCAAAATAACAAACACAATTCAGGGTGAAGCTGCTGCAATGGTGGTTCAAACTGCAAAAGTCCTGATTGCACCTGAAATCCAAATCAAACCAGGATCAAAGCTGACCATCACACAGAATGGCATCACAACTGAATATAAAAACAGTGGTCAACCTGCCCCATTCAATACCCATCAAGAAATTGTTCTTGAATTATTTAAGGGGTGGGCATAATGGGAAGGTTTGGTGGGTGCAACTTTGGTGATCTTAAAAAGTTTCAAGAGAAATTGAACAAGTTGAACGAAAGTGAAGTTAATGCTTTCATTGAAGCTTGTGCAAAAGAACTTGCAGCAAGGCTTTTGGCAAAGGTCATTAAAAGAACACCAGTTGGTCAGTACCCTAAAAGTTCAGGAAAAAAAGGTGGTACATTAAGAAGAGGATGGACAACACAGGCAAGTGGAAGTGGTTCAGAAGGTGGAAAAACAAAGGGTGCTTCACAGTATGTTGAAACATTGAAGGTGAACCATTATGGTGACACTTATGTTATTGAAATAGTGAACCCATTGAATTATGCATCCTATGTGGAATTTGGACACAGAACCCGGAATCATGAAGGTTGGGTCAGTGGAAGGTTCATGCTGACAATATCTGAACAAGAACTTGAAGTTGCTGCACCAGGCATCCTTGAAAGAAAATTGGTGAAGAAACTGGGGGAATGCTTCAAATGATAAATAAAATAATTGATGCAGTCAGTGTGTCCATCAATTCTGAATTTGGTGATGGCTATGAAATTTATACAGAAAGCTTGGAACAGGGTTTGAAAGAACCTTGTTTTTCTGTTTTATGCCTGAACCCAACAAATGAACTTTTCTTGAATAAAAGATATTTAAGGACAAATCAGTTTTGCATCCAATACTTCCCTTCTACTGATGAAGCAAACAGTGAATGCAATGCAGTCCTTGAAAGATTATATGGTTGCTTGGAACTGATCACAGTCACAGATGATCTGACCCGGGGATCAAAGATGAAAGGTGAAGTTGTTGATGGTGTTTTGAACTTCTTTGTGAACTATGACATGTTTGTTTACAAGGTTGAATCAAAGGATCTTATGGAAGATATGGAAATCAATGCTGATGCGAAAGGATGATAAAAATGGCAAAATTAAAACCTGCTGATGATCTTGAAGTTGAACAAGTTGAACAAGTTCAAACCTTTTCAAAAGAACAGCTTCTATCAGCTAACAAATACAGAAATAGAAAAGACATCCTTGGGGTGCTGCTTGAAGAAGGAAAAGAATATTCCTTTGACCAGGCTGACACCTTGATGGATGAATTCATGAAAGGAAAGGTGAAATAATATGGCATTAGGTGGTGGAACATTCGTCACACAGAACAAAGTGCTTCCAGGATCTTATATAAACTTTGTTTCTTTGGCAAGAGCAAGTGCATCCCTTTCAAACAGGGGTGTTGCAGCAATGGCACTGGAACTTGACTGGGGTGTTGAAAGTGCAGTCTTTGAAGTAACCAAGGCAGATTTTCAGAAGAATTCATTGAAGATCTTTGGTTATGATTATGGACATGATAAATTGAAAGGTCTTAGAGATCTATTTTTAAATGTTAAAACATTATTCGCTTACAGATTGACAAGCGGTGGTGTTAAGGCAACAAATACTTTTGCAACTGCAAAGTATTGTGGTATTCGTGGAAATGATCTGAAAATTGTTATTTCAGCAAATGTTGATGTTCCTGCAAACTTTGATGTAAAGACTTTGATTGGAACAACATTGGTTGATACACAAACAGTTGCAACAGCAGCAGGTCTGATCGCAAATGATTATGTTACTTTCAAACCTGCTGCGGTTCTTGCAGTTACAGCTTCAACCCCACTTGCAACTGGTACAAATGGAACAGTTGATGGAACTTCACATCAGAACTTCCTGGATAAGATTGAAGCATTTTCTTACAATGCAATGGGTGTTGTTACAACAGATGAAACAATCAAAGGATTATACATCAACTTCAATAAAAGACTTCGTGATGATGTTGGTCAGAAGTTCCAAGCAGTTGTTCATGTAAAGGCTGCTGACTATGAAGGTGTTGTCAATGTCAAGAATACAGTCAGTGATGCAGGTGAAAATGCAGCATCCCTTGTATACTGGGTAACTGGTATCATTGCCGGATGTGAAGTGAACAAGTCCAACCTGAACAAGAAATATGATGGTGAATTTACTATTGCAGCAGACTACACCCAAGCACAGCTTGAAGCAGCAATCCTTGCAGGTGAATTTACACTTCATAAAGTTGGATTTGACATTCGTGTTCTTTCTGACATCAATTCCCTGGTAACTGTTTCAGACACCAAGGGTGAGATTTTCAAAGACAATCAAACAGTCAGGGTTGTGGATCAGATTGCAAATGACATTGCAGTCCTATTCAATACCAAATATCTTGGCACTGTTCCAAATGATGCAGCAGGAAGAATTAGTCTTTGGGCAGATATTGTGAAACATCATGAACAGTTGCAGGAAATCAGAGCAATTGAAGATTTCAGTGATGCTGATGTGACTGTTGATCAAGGAAATACAAAGAAATCTGTTGTTGTCAGTGATTTTGTGACTGTTGTGAATACAATGGCACAACTTTATATGACAGTAGTTGTAGCATAAGGAAGGGGTGAAAATAAATGATCAATAATGTAACTATGAAAGCAAAAGATACTGTTTCAGCAAAACTTGCTGAATGTTTTGTTACCATCAATGGTAACAGATATAATTTCATGCAGATGATCGACTTTGAAGGAAAGCTTGATAAAACAAAGACCAAAGTTCCTATCCTTGGAAGGATCATGGAAGGAAACAAAACAGTTGGTCTTGCAGGTACTTTTTCAGGTACAGCACATTACAACCAGTCAATTTTTAGACAGGCAATGCTTGACTATAAAAACACTGGTATTGATACTTACTTTGAAATTCAGATCACCAATGATGACCCTGCATCAGCAGCAGGCAGACAAACCATTGTATATATGGACTGCAATACTGATGGCGGTGTATTATCCAAGTTTGATGCTGATGGTGAATACCTGGATGAAGATATTGAAGGTACTTTTGAAGATTTCAAAATGCCTGAATCATTCGCAAATCTTAATGGAATGCTTTAATAAACTAAAAACCCCTGCCAACTTCATTGTGGGCAGGGGTTTTTATACCAAAATTTGAAAGGACAAGGTGAAACACTATGTCAAATTTAAGTCTATTTTTAAAGAAAAATAAAAAGGTTAAAGAAAATACAACCTTCCCGGCAACAAAATCCCTATTAGATGAAACAGGGAAACCTTTAGAATGGCAGATCAAACCACTAACAACAAAAGAAAATGAAACCATTCGTGAAGCTTGTACAATGGAAGTTCCAGTCAAAGGAAAACCAAACATGTTCAGACCAAAATTGAACACAAGTGATTATCTTTCAAAGATGATGGTTGCTTCAATTGCTGAACCAAACTTGTATGATGCTGACCTTCAAGATTCGTATGGTGTGAAAACCCCGGATGATCTTTTGAAGGAAATTATTGATGATCCTGGTGAATACAATGACCTTGCTTCATTCATTCAGAAGTTTAATGGGTTCAATACTACATTGGATGACAAGGTTGAAGAAGCAAAAAACTAATAAGTGAAGGTGATAGTGATTCAACTATTGCTTATTATTGCCTTCACAAATTTCACATGTTACCTTCTCAATTCGTTGAACTGGAAGAAAATGAAAAAGCATTCATTATTGCTTCTATTCAAATAAAAATTGATTCAGAAAAGAAAAAACAAAAAGAATTAGAAAATAAATCTAAAAAGAAATAGGGTCTGTTCTTCCCTATTTCTTTTATTTTAATATGAAAGGCAGGTGAAAGAAAATGGCAAGTATTAGAACACAGATTGAACTTATGGACAGTATTTCAGCACCACTGATGCATATAACCAATGCTTTGAACCTGACTATCAGTTCTTTTGAAGATATGCAATCAGCAGCAAATAATTCCTTCGATTCTTCCAGTTTGGAAGCAGCAAGGGATCAAGCAAATCAGGCAACAATGGCAATTAATAATTTATCAGATTCCCTTAGTCAAGTAATTACACCAAATGTTGATGTTCCACAATCAAGTGTTCCAACCCAAGCACCAGTTCCAGTTCCCATCACCTGGCAATCAGACAGCATGGAAGTATTCACAAACACTGGAATTGAAAGATTTCAGCAAGAAGTTCAATCAACAAATTCAATGTTGAACAACTTGAACAATACCCAAGAACAAATTGCACTTCAAGCAAGCAACACAGATATATTCCCGGAAAACATGGTTAATGATCTAAATGCAATGCAAGGAAGAATTCAAAGAATTAGAACTACAATTGAACAAATTGAAAGCAATCCAATGAACATGGGAACTGATTTGGCAAACAGTGAACTGGAACAATTAAGGCATCAATTAAGTCAGGCAGTTCAGCAGCAAGATGATCTGAACCAGGCAGTCCAAAGAATGGATGTTGGTGAAGCAAATCAAGCATATACCAGGTTGTCAACAACCATTGGTGGAACTGAAAGATATATCAGGGATAATGTTGGGGCACAAGGTCAATTCAATACTCAAATCAGGGATGGAACAAGTGCAGCAAGTGGTCTTGAAAGCAAAATAATTGCAATGGCTGCTGCATATTTAACATTTCAAACAGCAGGAAAGATTCTTGGTATATCAGATCAAATGACCCAAACCACTGCAAGGTTGGACTTGATGAATGATGGGTTGCAAACAACCACTCAACTTCAAGATCAAATTTATTTATCTGCTGAAAGGTCAAGATCATCTTATGCAGGTACAGCGGATGTTGTTGCAAAGTTAGGTCAAAGGGCAGGTGATGCTTTTAAATCTAATCAAGAAACAATTGCATTTGCTGAAAACTTGAATAAAATGTTCGTTATTGCAGGTGCTTCACAACAGGAAATTAGTTCAGCAAGTTTGCAGTTGACCCAAGCTTTGGGATCAGGTGTGTTGCGTGGTGAAGAACTGAATGCAGTATTTGAAGCAGCTCCAAACGTGATTCAGTCCATTGCAGATTATTTGGATGTTCCAATTGGTAAGATAAGGGATATGGCATCAGATGGTGAGATCACAGCAAGCATTGTAAAAAATGCTTTATTATCAGCAACAGATGAAGTCAATGCACAATTTGATAAAATGCCAAAGACCTTTGGTCAGATTGCAACCAGTATTCAAAATGATGCATTAATGGCATTTGATCCAGTCCTTGACAGATTGAATGAGATCGCAAACAGTGATGCATTTGGAACAATGGTTTCAGGGATCACAGATGCACTGGTTGTTGTTTCAGGGGTGGTTATTGGAATGTTTAATCTAATAACACAGTTAAGTTCTTTCATGGCAGACAACTGGTCACTACTTTCACCAATTATCCTGGGTGTAGCAACTGCACTTGGAATATATACAGCAGCATTGGTGGCATACAATGTGGTTCAAGGAATTTCAAACGGAATAAAAGCAATTGCAGCATTCCAGGCAGGGGTTCATGCAGCAGCACTGGCAATGGAATCAGGTGCAACCTTTGCAGCAACAGCAGCACAGTATGGGTTTAATACAGCATTGCTTGCTTGTCCTCTTGTGTGGATCTTAATTATTATCATTGCAGTAATAGCTGCAATATATTTGGCGGTGGCAGCATTCAATAAATTTGCAGGAACATCAGTCAGTGCAACTGGAATAATTGTTGGTGTCCTGGCAGTTGCAGCAGCATTCATTGGAAATCTGTTTGTGGTACTGATAAACTTAATCATTGATTTGGTGGCAATCATTTGGAATCACATTGCAAACTTTGCTGAATTCTTTGCTAATGTATTCAATGATCCAATTGGTTCAATAGTTCGATTATTTGCAGGTATGGCAGACACAGTGCTTGGAATCCTGGAAGGTATTGCATCAGCTATTGACACACTGTTTGGTTCACACCTGGCAGATGCAGTCAGTGGTTGGAGAAGTGACCTGAAAGGAATGGTCACTGACTTAGTTGGTGAAGCAGAAATCAAAGTTCCAAGGATGGATGCAGCATCACTTCACATGGACAGATTTGAATATGGTGATGCTTATGATGCAGGTTATTCAGTGGGTGAAGGTATTGATAAGGCAGTTTCAAACTTTGATCCTGCAAGTTTATTTGGTGGCGGTGGAAACATCCCTGATCCAAATGACTATGCATCATCAAATATTCCATCCAACATTGCTGACACTGCTGAAAACACTGGTGCAATTAAAGATTCAGTGGATATTTCATCAGAAGATCTTAAATATATGCGTGATCTTGCTGAAATGGAAGTGATCAACAGGTTCACCACTGCGGAAATCAAGGTGGATATGACTGGAATGCAAAATACTATAAACAATGAAATGGATTTAGATGGTGTAATTAATTACCTTGGTGAAGGTGTAAATGAAGCTATGGAAAAAGCAGCGGAAGGGGTGCATAGTTAATGGCATATTATTTTTACTTAGATAAAATGTTGTTGCCAATTGCACCTTCCAAGCTGCAATTGAAGATCAACAACCAAAACAAAACTTTGACCCTGATCAATGATGGGGAAATAAATATTTTAAAAAAAGCAAAATTGACTGATGTTGATTTTGATGTTCTTATTCCACAAGTTCAATATCCCTTTGCATTATACAAAGATGGATTTCAGAAAGCTTCATACTACATGGAAAAATTTGAAGCATTGAAAACAAGTCAAGAACCATTCCAGTTCATAGTGACAAGAACCCTTCCAAATGGGAAAATGCTATTTGACACAAACATGAAGGTTTCAATGGAAGATTACAAGGTGAAGGAAGATTCAAAAGAAGGTTTTGACTTATTGGCTACAATCACCTTGAAACAGTTCAGAGATTATGGAACAAAGACTGCAAATGTAACCTTTACACAGTCCAAACCAAAAGCAACAGTTCAGGCAACAAGACCTGCGGAATCATCCCCTGCACCTAAAACAACAGGAAAAACACATACAGTTGTAAAAGGTGATACCCTTTGGGGAATAGCAAAGAAATATTATGGGAATGGAAGTCAATACATGAAAATTGCAAATGCAAACAAGGATAAGGTCAAGAACCCAAATTTGATATATCCCGGTCAAGTATTGACCATTCCAGTTTAGGGGGTGATCTTAATGGATGTTGAACTATTAATTCAAAATGGAAACAAGGTCTATATTCCAATTGTGGAAGAAGGGATCACCTGGTCAACTGAAAGAAAGGGATCACCTGGTCAACTTACTTTCAATGTTTTGAAAGATTCCATCATTAACTTCACAGAAGGAAATGCTGTTAGGTTGAAAGTGGATGGTAAAAATATTTTTTATGGATTCGTATTTATAAAAAAACGTGGAAAGGAAGGGATCATCAGTGTCACAGCATACGATCAGTTGCGTTATTTGAAGAATAAAGATACCTATGTTTATACAAATAGGACAGCAGGTGAATTCATCCAAATGATTGCTTCTGACTTCAATATGCAGACAGGCACTTTGGAAAACACAGGGTATAAAATAGCATCCCGGGTTGAAGATAATGTTGCATTAGTTGACATGATCCAAAATGCACTTGATCTGACCCTTTATAACAAAAAAGAAATGTTTGTTATATATGATGATTTTGGAAAGATTGCTTTGAAAAGTATTCAATCCATGTATGTGAATTTATTGATTGATGAAGAAACAGGTGAAAACTTCAACTATACTTCAAGCATTGATGCTGAAACATACAATAAGATCAAACTTATATTTGACAATGAGGAATCAGGAAAAAGGGATGTTTACATTGCACAGGATACAAATAATATGAACAACTGGGGCATTCTTCAATTCTATGACACTTTGGAAAAGGGTGAAAATGGAAAAGCAAAAGCAGATGCCCTTCTTTCTCTTTATAACAAAAAAACAAGAAACTTGACCATCAGCAATGCCCTTGGTGACACCAGGGTCAGAGCAGGTTCAATGGTTGTGGTTCAGTTAAACCTGGGTGACATCAGCTTGAACAATCTTATGCTTGTTGAAAAGTGCAAGCATAAGTTCAATAATGATGAACACTTAATGGATTTGACTTTGCGTGGGGGTGAATTTGTTGCATGATTTTAATGATCTACTAAATACCATAAAAAGAGTATCAGTTGAAGCAGTTATGGCATCCAAACCAACTGCTGTTGTATATGGAAAGGTCATCAGCACTTCCCCATTGAAGATCAGTGTGGAACAAAAGCTGACATTGACTTCTGCACAACTGGTGCTGACAAGGAACGTGACAGATTATGAAGTTTCAATGACTGTTGACCATGTAACTGAAAATACAAGTGGTGGCAGCGGTGAAGCTTCCTTTGCTTCACATAATCATGCATATCAAGGAAAAAAACTTTTCACTGTTCATAATGGCTTGGTTGTCGGTGATGAAGTTTTGTTGATACAGATGCAAGGTGGACAAAGATATATTGTAATGGATAGGGTGATAACATGATACCTGGAATAAATGGATTTCTAACAGAAGATTTTGAAATTGAGTTACAACCAAGCAAAACACATAAAATGCAATTAGAAAAACAGTTTATCAATGGATATGCTGATGAACTGGAAGCAATGAA